CATTAAAGGGTGCTGATGGTGCTTTGGCTGTTGCTGGAGGTCTAGCTGCCAGTATTACTGTTACAGGTAAAGTAGGTGCCTCTGCTGCTACAAGTGGAACTTTTACAGGTGTCCTCACTTATGCGATGGCTAACAACAGCGTAGAATAATAGGAGGCTACAATGGCTAGTTCTATTATTGCAAAAACAGCTACTAGTACAGGCACACTAAACGGTGGCAGGACACGTTTGAAATCATTTGTTGTAAGAAGCGCGGGTAGTGGTTCTCCTGCCGCAGTGTTCAGAAATGGTAGTGCTTCAGGAGCAACGCTTCTAAGTATGACCTTTTTAGCATCAGATGATACTCAGATTAGCATTCCTGACCATGGTATAATATTCTCGGATGGCTGTCATGTTACGCTTACTGCCGTAGATTCTATTACAGGATTCTTCGGGTAGAGTTATGACTCGGAAGCGAGATAAGCAACCGCCAAAAACAAAAAAGTATTTCCGCTCCACTAAGTCTGGGGCGGGAATGACTAAAGCTGGTGTTGCTCGTTATAGGCGAGACAACCCAGGGTCTAAGTTAAAAACGGCTGTTACAGGCAAGGTAAAGAAAGGCAGTAAGGATGCTAAAAGACGTAAGTCTTTTTGTGCTCGTTCTGCTGGGCAAATGAAGAAGTTTCCGAAAGCGGCAAAAGATCCGAACAGCCGTTTAAGGCAGGCAAGAAGAAGGTGGAAGTGCTGATGTCAGAGAAAGTAGAAGTAACTTTAGCTAGATTAGAAGAGAGACTTACACAGCTTCAAGATGAAGTTCGTCATGTTCACGAAGAGGTTTCTGAGTTGAAAGCTCAAGCGAACAGATGGAAAGGTGCTTTCTGGGTAATGCTTGCTATGGGCGGTGTTGTTGGTTCTATAGCACATTTAGTAGTGGGATGGATTAAATAGTGTTTATTAGAAGGTCAAGTATACCTAAACAAATTAATAATCCTCCTAATAAAAAAAGAAAAAAGAGGAAAAAGTAAATGTCTCATTACACAAAACCTCTAAAGAAAGTTATAAAAGGTTTGAAAAAAGCATCTAAGACTCATGCAAAGCAAGCAAGAGCTCTTTCAAAAATAGAAAAAGATCAAAGAACTCGATACAAAAATGGGAAAAACAAAAAAAGATCCTAAAGTAGGAACAGGTAAAAAACCAAAGGGGTCTGGCAGGAGGCTGTATACAGATGAGAACCCCAGAGATACAGTTAGTATTAAGTTTGCTACACCGTCTGATGCTCGAAAAACTGTAGCAAAGGTCAAGAAGATAAACAAACCGTTTGCTCGAAAGATACAGATATTGACGGTTGGTGAACAAAGAGCCAAAGTTATGGGTAAGTCAGAAGTTGTTAGAATATTCAAACAAGGGAAAGAGGCGATAAGAAAGGCAAACAAAAATGGCAACGACTAGTAAACTAATTTATTTTAAAAAAGGGGGTAAGGCTAGTGCAAAGAGCAAGGGATCAAAGATATGCCCAGAGGGTAAGGCGTGGGCTAAACGCACCTTTGACACATACCCGTCAGCGTATGCAAACTTGGCCGCATCCAAATATTGTAAAGACCCAAACTACGCAAAAAAGTCAAAAGGCGGTAAGCGAAAGGGTAGATAATGGGGGAGCTTAAAAAATGGCTAAAACAAGACTGGGTGAGGATTGGAAGTGATGGATCTATCAAAGGTAAATGCGGAACTTCTAAAGACAAAAAGAACCCTGATCGTTGCCTTCCAAGATCAAAAGCAAATAGTCTTAGTAAGTCTGAACGAGCTAAGACTGCTCGTAAAAAGAAACGTGAGGGCAGCAAAGGCAAAACTGTTGTCTCTAATACAAAAAAAGCCAAAGTAAGTTTTAAAAGATTTGGGGGCCTGGAAAAAGGAACGCAGGCTAAAAGACCTTATAATGGTAAACTAACTCCGGGTTCTGTTGTAGCTAGGGGCTGTGGTGCAGTCATGGGAGACAGAAGAAAAGTAACAACGGGAGTCGTTGGGTCTTAGGAGGGTACAATGGTTGATCCGATCTCGGCAATGGCGATTGCTGGTTCCGCTTTTTCGGCACTAAAAAAAGGCATTTCCATCGGCCGTCAGGTGGAGTCGATGGGCAAAGACCTGTCACGTTGGATGAGTGCCGTATCTGACATTGATAGAGCACATCATGAAGCTAAGAACCCTCCCATATTTAGAAAAATATTTAATGCTAAAAGTGTAGAAGAAGAGGCAATAGAGCTATTTACTCAGAAAAAACAATTAGAAAATCAAAGAGATGAGTTAAGAAAATTAATATCCGCAATGTGTGGGCCTAACGCTTGGCAAGAACTGCTGCGAATGGAAGCTGAGATTAGAAAAAAACGTAAGGAAACATTATACGCACAACGTGAAGCTAGAAGACATTTTATAGAAATCGTCAGTATTTTTGTTCTTGTGATTACAGTGGTTGGTTTTTTTATGTTTATATTTTATCTTTGGTATAACAGGGGTAGTCTATAAAGTATTCTTGTGGTACCCTTAATTAAGAGCAGGAGAAAAAAATGTCAAAACTAAAACCAATACCACCAGATAACAAGGGTCTTCCTAATCTTCCTAAAAATGTAAGAAATAATATGGGTTACATGAGAAAAGGTGGTGCTGTTAAAAAAGAAGCTGGAGGGGTTTACATGAGCCCTAGAAAACGAATGGCTGGAGCGTAAAGGAGAAAAAAATGGTAGCTAAGAAAAAGAAAAAAGGCATGGCTAATGGCGGTGCGCGAATGGTTATGAAGAAGAAAAAAGGCATGGCTCGAGGCGGTGCTATGAAGAGAGCAAGAGGCGGTGCAGCAAGAAGTCGCTAGTCCTTTAAATGCCTTATTTACAAAGCAACATCCCGTATTTTAAATGCTGGGTGAGAAGAGAGTATACGCACAACCATTCTGATTATCATGGCGAGTTTATACATGCTATGGCAATTGCTGTTACAACTATTCCTGATAGGTGCTTGAGTTTTCAGTTAGTGTTTACAGGATATGAAGCGGATGATGGTGAAACCGAGAATATACACGGGGGTGCTATGTGGGCAAGAATGCCAATTACAGCACTTGTTGCAGACGTTCCTTTGGAAGAATGGCCTGAACAAATGCCAACACATCTAGCACAACCCTGGGATTGTAGTTCTCATTTTCACTCTGTTTATTGTCTAGATAGAGTTAGTTCTAGCCCCTGGCTGTGTAAAATAGATGGTGAATTTTACACCGGAAAATATATTTTTACGGTTGACTATACCGAAAATGAAATAGCGGATGACCCCGCGCAACACAAACAAAGTCACTTACTACAATTAACAGACGCTGGTAAATGGACAGGAAATATTGTAGCCTTACCTAATAACAGGGTTAGAGCAACAAGTCCTGCTCTTTGGGAGACTGGTGAAGGTGCTCCTGATTTTAGACCAAGTCAATGGACACACAGTGCTGAAAGTGATAGTAGTTATATGGACCCAGATATTACGTTTAACAATTTATATTCGGAAGAATAATCATGGCTACATCAGGATCTAGAGACTTTGACTTAGACGTTGCAGATATTATTGAGGAAGCTTACGAGCGTTGTGGGTTAGAATTACGAACTGGATATGATGCCAAAACTGCTAGAAGGTCGTTGAATCTTATGTTTGCTGAATGGGCAAACAGAGGGATTAATCTTTGGACTGTTAAACAAGACACACAATCTTTAACCGCTGGAACTGCTACCTACGCCTTCAACGCCACTTTTACTGATTTATTAGAGGTAGTTCTTAGAAGAGATGGTACTGATTTTGATTTAAACAGAATATCTAGAGGCGAATATTTAAGCATACCAAACAAAACGACACAAGGAAGACCTAGCCAGTACTATTATAATAGGCAAACAACACCTGAAATAAATTTATGGGCTACACCAGATAGTTCTTCTGATACTTTAGTGTATTACTATATTCAAAGAATTGAGGACGCGGATGCGTTGGTAAACACCACTGATGCCCCCTTCAGATTCTTGCCGTGTATAGTAGCTGGTCTTGCTTATTATTTAGCAATGAAAAAGGCTCCAGAGAGAATACAGCTTTTAAAAGCTGTGTATGAAGAAGAGTTTCAAAGAGCAGCCGATGAGGATGAAGATAGGGTGCCGTTAAAGTTACAACCAAGTTTTGAATATCTTAGAGTCACATAATGGGCAGGTATGCATCTGGTAGAAATGCTTATGGGATTTCAGACAGGTCTGGATTTAGATATCGGCTATCAGAAATGCGAACCGAGTGGAACGGTTTAAAAGTTGGCCCAGATGAGTATGAAGCTAAACATCCTCAATTAGAGCCCCTTAACGCAGGTCCAGATCCTCAAGCTCTTCGTAACCCAAGACCAGACCAATATGTAGACTTAATTACTCGAGTAATTGTAAGAACGAATGTTGGTGATGGATTTATAGGAGGGGTATTGTCTAAGCTGAGTGGTCTTACTTCCAGCGTTGGAACAGTAACAATAACGTCAGATGCTTCATCGACTACAAACGTAACCGCATCTGTCACAGCAGTAACAGGCACAGGTTCTATAGGAACTTCTGCATATACAGGTCAAATATTTGCAGTTACGGTGGCCGAATATTCTGGTGCTAATAAATATTTTATAGATGGCACTAGACAAGCTACCGTTAATTTAACAGAGGGTCAAACTTATAGATTTGATCAAAGTGATAGTA